GACCCATGGGTGTCTCTAAAGGAAATATACTAGGAAAAGCATAATTATCTTCTTGAAACATACGAACAGTTGCCGGACCTTGTTCCGTGTCTAATACAGGACTATTTTTATTAAAGGCTCTTTTTACAAAATCAGGAACATAACCTAACTTGTTTATTGAATTTAACAAAATTTTTTCTATGTTAAATTGATCTGTGCCTAAAGAAGCCACTCCACCTTGCACGGGACCGCCTTCTTGAAATTTCATAATGTACTGGTCACCTTTAAGACCATAGCGTTCATGCCAGTCTCTTTCATACATTAAAGCTTGTCTTTCTACATCAGCAAGGTTTTCAAACCCGCCAACCAAAAACTTCTTTCTATGTAGACCAACAGCAAAAGGCTCACCATTAATCCACTGGATTAATTTCATAAAATCATCCATAATAAGCCCTTATCCTTGTTTCCTTCACTTCTTCATCTCCCCAATCATCCGATGGCAGGTTTACAAAGTTGCCTTGTCTATATCTCATCAAGGCCTGTGTCATACTATCCACAAGGTCATCATACTCTCCATTTGGAAAAGCTGCAACCTCTTCTATCATCTCGTCCGCAAACGTCTCTTCGGGGGCCCAGACCATACCGGCTTCAAACAAGGGTGATACCGAATGTACACGCGATACCTTATCATTACCTTTAGAAGGCGTAAAGTTTACGACAGGGATACCCGTGTTCCGTAGTTCGTGTGTCAAAGGTAGCCCACTTGCTTTTGCTTCCACGATTACAGTGTCGGGGTCCCAATACTCATATTCTTCTAACGCAATACCTTTAAGTTCCGGAAAGTCCCAACGTCCCTTTTTACTGTCTAGTAGTATTAATCCTGGTGGTCCACCTTCTTCTGGGGAGAATACGCCCCAAGTTGTAATGGCAGAATAGTCTGATGTTTCGCGTTTCGTGAATGCCGTATCGTAACTCTGTATGACATATTTTAAATCAGGTACGTTTTTCTTTTTCCATCGTCTCCACCAACTGCGTGGAATAATAGCGTTGTCCTCACCCGTAGGATTTTGCTGATACTGTGCATTCCATTTAGAGGGAGGTATTGATGCTTTTACAGATTCAAGATCTGGTAAAGACCAATATTCCGGCCAGCAGGCAGAACCGCTGGGCATGATGGCTGGCAACTCTATGACTTCCCACTGGTCAGCTAGGGGATCCTTAGCCATAGATTTGATCAACTGTCCTGTCATATCTTTCTGTGACCATCTTGTCTGCACAAGAACAATAGCACCACCGGGCTGTAGTCTCTGTCGGGGGCCCCCAGTATACCATTCCCATGCATCCTCAAAACCAGAATTAGACATGGCTGTCTGTTCCGAGTGTGGATCATCAATAACAATAAGATCACCACCACGACCCGCTAGGTTTGATCCAACGCCCACGGCGTAATACATACCGCCTGCTTTTGTATCCCAACGCCCTGATGCTTTACTGTCAGCAGATAAATTAGCGTCAGGAAATATTTCTTTGTAGTCGTCACGTTCCAAAAGGTTTTTAACTTTACGACCAAAACTTACTGCAAGTTCTGTTGTATGTGTCGCCTGTATAATTTTCATTGTAGGCTTACGGCCTATCATCCACGCTGGAAAGAGATAGCTGGCAAACTCAGATTTCGTGTGTCGCGGAGGCATATTAACAATAAGTCTTTTTAGTTTACCTGTTGCTATACCTTCAAGCTTATCTGATATGATTTTATGATGTGCTCCTGCAATAAATTCAGGCCACATTTGTTTTACGAAATACAAAAAATTATTTTTTGAATAATCAATTTTTTTTAACTGCTCTAATCTTAATTCAAGCTTTAATCGTTTTGCGGTTACTTCTTGTGCTTCCATTGTAGCTCCGGGGGACCCTTAGGGTACCTGTGGGTTTTATCCTATATTAACGCACTTTGTAGAAAAATACTATGTATTATTTGTGGAAAACATGCACCTTGACCCTGTTACAGGTCCGTCTGGACGGTCGAATCTGGTCCGAATCTCTATAACCCGCGGAATCCTTACAAAAATTAGTAACCGGTAACCAAAAACCGCGCGCCGTGCGGTTGAGTCCAGTTTTGAATCTTCCCGGAAGATCCGCACGCTTCCCGGAAGATCTCCAGAGCGGATCTGGTGCCGGTCCACGGTCCATAAACCACGCGAATCGGATCTCGTACAATTGGACCACGGGCGCGGGTCCGGCGTCCGCTTGTTTAACCCGTAAATATATAATTTGCGTTTTGCTGGTCCTGAACGTGCGAAGCTCGGAACGTATCCGGTCCGGTCAGGGTATTTTGTAGGATAAGTTGTCGCGCTGTGCAGCTGCAGGTTTTTTGAGTGAATGATTTGTTAAGGGTTCGCGCGTGCATTAAAAAACCCGCCAGAAGTTCGGGCGGGTTTAGTTTAACAATATAAAAAAAATTTTTAATTGTCTATATTTTTTTACTTAAGGGCATTTTCTCCCGCTTCTGTCAGGGGCGCCCGGTTGCTGTCGGGGTGTAATTCTGTGAAGGTCTGGTCTAGTTCTTCCATCAGGCGCCTAGTTAAAATTTTTAAATGCTCCCCGTATGCGCGCCCGGTCAATAAATCCAAGTGTTTAAAATAATTTACTATTGCGCTTTGTGCGTATCCATAAGAAGCCCCCGCTTCATGTGCTATAAATGAAGTAAAGCTTTCAATCGTAAAACTTCTTAATCTTTTAAGCGTGGTGGCGTGTCTTATACGGTCCATGTTTTTTATATATGAATCATATCCGCCATAAT